ACACAGAGACACATGATCACAATCAAAAAAGAGATCAAAGGAAACCTAGCACGACTTCTAGCTACAGAAAACCTTGTGGTAGAGCACAAGTCAACTCCTACAGCATATTTTGATGTTGACCGTCGTGTCTTGACTCTTCCTAATTGGGACAAAGCAAGCAACATTGTATATGATATGCTTGTTGGTCATGAGGTTGGACATGCATTGTTCACACCTAATGAAGACTGGACTGATGTTGCAGACTGCCCTAAGGACTTTGTGAATGTTATTGAGGATGCTCGTATTGAGAAATTGATGAAGCGTAAGTATCCTGGTCTTCGTAAGTCTTTTGCTGGTGGTTATAAAGAATTAAATGATAGAGATTTCTTTAATATTCATGGTGAGAATCTTGCTAATCTTAGTTTGATTGATCGTATCAATCTTCACTTTAAGGTTGGTGCTGATGCACTTATTCCTTTCTCTATTGAGGAGAAATTATTTGTTGCTCGTACTGATCTTGCAGAAACATTTGAAGAAGTTCTACAGATAGCTGTTGACGTACATAATTTCAGTAATGAGTTTGAACATGTTGCTGAGATTTCTACATCTTCTTCTTATCAATCTGGTGAAGGAGAAGATCAAGATCAAGAAGATCAAGTAGAATCTGAAGAGGAAGAATCTGAAGAAGGTTCAGATAATGATATTCAACCTAACTTTGGTGGTGCGAGTTCTACATCTAATGCAGATTTCAATCCAGATGATTATGAAGAGGGAGAAGGTGATGGTTCTGAAGGTGGAGACACTTCTGAAACACAACGTTCTTTCAATGAGAAAGCAGAAAATCTTTCTTCTCGTAATTATGGTGGTCGCGACACTAGATATATTGAAATTCCTAACAAAGTTGATTTAGATAATCACCTTGTAGATTGGAGTGTTCTTCACGATTGGATTGACAGTCAAGCATCTGACATTGAAGGTGTTTATGATGATGTTGATAATGCATACCGTGAGTTTCGTCAGTCATCACAAAAGGAAGTAAATTATCTTGTTAAAGAATTTGAGTGCCGCAAGTCTGCTGACGCTTATTCTCGTGCTGGTGAATCTAAGACTGGTGTACTTGATACTACTAAGTTACATACTTATCTCTATAATGAGGACATCTTTAAAAAGGTAACTGTTGTTCCTGATGGTAAGAATCATGGTCTTATCTTTATCCTTGACTGGTCTGGTTCTATGCAGAATGAGTTGTTAGCTACTGTTAAGCAACTTATTAGTTTAACTTCATTCTGTAAGAAAGTTCAAATTCCATTTGAAGTATATGCTTTTACTAATGAGTGGTATGCAGCAAAACGTGCTATTGCAAATGCTGCAGGTGAGACTCTAGAAGATCTTAGTTATGATTACTATCGTCAATGGGATGGATTAAAGAAGGATGAATTTTATATTGATTCTAATCAATTCCATTTGATGAACTTTGTTTCTTCACGTTCTAATGCTCGTGACTATGAGCGTATGTGTAAGAACTTGTATAGGGAAGCAAACTGCTATAGAAATTACAGTAGTTATCGAAACACAATTGGTGTTGGTCTTTCTGGTACACCATTAAATGAAGCGATTGTGATGCTTAATTACATCATTCCTGAGTTCAAGAAAAATAATGATTTACAGAAAGTTAATGTTTGTATCTTAACTGATGGTGAAGCATGTCAATCTGCTTATGGTAAAGAACAATATGTTGATCACAAAGATGAAAACATTGTTCGTCCTTCTCGTATTGATTGGGGTAACTGCTTACGTGATCGTCAGACTGGTCGTGTATATCCTGAGTTTGAATATGAGAGTGTTACTAACGTCTTTATTCAGCAGGTTCGTGATCGTAACTCTGGCGTAAATGTAATTGGATTCCGTATTCTTCAGGGTAGTCAGTTGTCCAATTTTGTTCAACGCTATGGTTCATTTGAGTCATACTCTGATATTCAAAAGCAGTGGAAGAAAGAGAAGTCTGCAATCATTCCTAATCCTGTAGCATTCAGTGCTCTTTATGCTATCAATAACAATGCTTTAAATCAGAGCACAGAGTTGAACGTTGAGTCTGGTGCTAAGAAGGGTGAGATCTCTCGTGCATTCAAGAAGATGCTTGCTAGTAAGTCCACCAATAAAAAGCTACTGAATTCTTTCATAGAGTATGTCAGTTGACAAACTGGTACACAGGTGGTCGCATTGACCACCAGATGCCTTATACTATATTCATACACAAGAAAACAAAACACATTATGCCATTCGCTCCTGTTCCCGTTACTACTGAAGACCTCGTTACATATCTTACTGATCAGTGTGGTACTGAAGTAAACACTAAACAACTCTTTGAAGCATCAGAGCATTTTAACTGTTCTCTAGCTACTGTTAAAAAGAGACTTAAGACTTATAAGCAGGGTATTGGCAAGTGGAACCTTACGGTTCAAGAAAAACTTGAGCAAACTTACCAAGCACCCTCTGCTATTCCTGCTGTTCAGCAAAACCTTATTCCCGATAAGGATCCTAACTATATTCCTTTCGGTAATTTTGCTGACCTCAAGAAGATCATCAAGTCTAAGATCTTCTACCCTACATTCATCACTGGTCTCTCTGGTAACGGTAAGACCTTCTCTGTAGAACAAGCATGTGCTGCTCTAAATAGGGAACTCATTCGTGTCAACATTACCATTGAGACTGATGAAGATGATCTTATCGGTGGATTTAGATTGGTAAATGGTCAGACTGCTTGGCACAACGGTCCTGTTATTGAAGCATTGGAGAGGGGAGCAGTGTTGCTTCTAGATGAAGTTGACCTTGCATCTAACAAGATCCTTTGTTTGCAATCTGTTCTTGAAGGTAAGGGTGTCTTCCTCAAGAAAACTGGTCGCTATGTAGAACCAAAAGCAGGTTTCAACATCATTGCTACTGCTAATACTAAGGGTAAAGGATCTGAGGATGGTAGGTTCATCGGTACTAATGTATTGAATGAAGCATTCCTTGAGAGATTTGCTTTAACCTTTGAGCAAGAGTATCCTACTTCTGTTACTGAGACTAAGATCCTACAGAAAGCAGCAGGTAATCTTGGTGTTCTTGACGAAGAGTTCTGTACTAATCTAGCTAACTGGGCAGACATCATCCGTAAGACTTTTAAAGATGGTGGTATTGATGAAGTAATTTCTACACGTAGACTTGTACACATCATTCGTGCTTTTGCTATCTGGCAGGATCGTATGAAAGCAATCAAAGTTTGTGTTAATCGTTTTGACGAGGAAACCAAACAATCATTCATCGAACTTTATGATAAGATCGATGCTGACGTTCAAACAAACGAGGAAGAAACAAATGACCAAACCGTTTGATGGATACCTAGGACACATCATCCGTCTTAAGGACGGTAGGAGTGTCCGTATCATTGGTGATAGTGGCAACACATGGCAGGCAACACATAAAATTAATGTGATTGACCTTGACGGAAATGAATTTCAATGCTACCATAGTGACATTGATCATGTATGGAGTGAAAATTGAAGTACAATGAAGGTGAGATCCTTAAGGAGATCTCAGATTATATCTCTAGCACCTACAGTGCTCACTACAGTAAGAATGGGATCCAAACATTAGATCTTATTGATTCTGTTGGTGATGCTGAAGCATTCTGTAGGTCTAACATTTTGAAATATGCTTCACGTTATGATAGGAAGGGTACAACACGTAAGGACATTATTAAGATTGCCCATTACGCTATTCTCCTTTGTCACTTTAGTGACAAGCAAGCTAAAGCAGATCAGATTAACGCTAACAACCCTACACCTTTCTCAGTAGATTATGACAAATAAGGTAATCCTTTCTAGAAAAACACTTGATGTACTCAAGAATTTTTCTACCATTAACTCTTCTATCGTATTTCGACAGGGTAGTACAGTACGAACTATTAGCAATGCAGAAAACATTCTCGCGAAATTCACTGGCGAAGAAGTATTTCCTTCTGACTTCGCAATTTATGATCTCAGTCAGTTTCTTAGTGGTATCTCTTTGTTTAATGATCCTCAATTGGAATTTACCAGTAGCGATTTTGTTAACATCCGTGGCGGTCGTCAGTCTGCTAAATATTATTTTTCGGATCCAGAGATTACGCTAAAGTCTGCACCAGAAAAGAATGTGAAATTTCCTGGTTCTGATGTAGAGTTTAATCTTTCTGCTGATGATCTTGTAGCTTTACAAAAAGCATCTGCAGTTTATAGTTTACCTGATCTTACTTTTTATTCTGAAGAAGGTTCTGATCAAATTAAACTTATCCTTAGGGACAAAGAAAATGATACCAGTAATACTTACGATCTCACCGTGGCAGGTTGTACTACTGGTACCTATTCTCTTGATCTTAAGATTGAAAACATTCGTGTATTACCTGGTGATTACACGGTTAAAGTATCTCAACATCTAATCTCAGAGTGGGTTAATACTGATGTTGATCTAACTTATTACATTGCCCTTGAACCTAAGTAAATCTCTAGAGAATCTGAATGAGTAAAGAATTTTTATGGGTCGAAAAATATCGACCAAAATTAACAGATGACTGTATACTCCCACAGACTATCAAGGATGTATTTAAAGGATTCGTCGCTCAAGGCGAATTGCCTAATCTCTTACTTACTGGGACTGCTGGTGTAGGTAAGACCACAATTGCTAAGGCATTGTGTGAGGAGATTGGTGCATCTTACATCGTGATCAATGGATCTGATGAAGGACGCTTCCTAGACACCGTGAGGAACCGCGTAAGGCAATTTGCCACGACTGTCTCTCTGACCTCTGGTGCGTCCCACAAGGTGGTCATCATCGATGAGGCAGACAACACAACCAATGACGTGCAACTGTCCCTGAGGACTGCTGTGGAGGAGTTTCATGGCAACTGTCGCTTTATCTTCACATGCAACTTCATTAACAAGATCATCGAACCACTGCATTCTAGATGCACGGTTGTTGATTTTAGGATTAAAAATGATCAAGCAGTAAAGATACAAGGTGAGTTTTTTAATCGCCTTCAAACTATTCTTACAAAAGAAGATGTTAAATTTGAAGATAAAGTTTTGGCTAAACTTGTTAGGAGGTATTATCCTGACTGGCGTAGGCTTATTAATGAGTGTCAACGCTATTCTGCTAGTGGATCCATTGACTCAGCTATTCTTGTTGATGTTGCTGATGTTAATCTTGATAGTTTGCTTACGGCATTAAAGAAGAAAGATTTTACCACAGTTAAAAACTGGGTAGTACAACATATGGATAATGATCCTACGATGGTAATGCGTAAGATCTATGATAGTCTGTATGATGTATTGAAACCTTCTTCTATTCCTGAAGCAGTTTTAATCATTGCCAAATACATGAACAGTATTCCTATTGTTCCTGACCAAGAGATCAACCTGTTGGCATGTCTAACAGAAATTATGATGAGTTGTGAATTCAAATGATTAATGAAGAAAAACAAAAAAATCAAGTCAAGTCCAGATTCTATTACATCTTTTGGGGTGTAGCAACGGTATCAGTTGTACTTGGACAAGTATATGTTGGTTCTGGATATAGATCATTTGCTGGTGCATTGAATAGAATTTTTGATACTATTGAAGTTGAAGTTGTTGACAAATGACTTTACTTAAATTTGTTGAAAAAGATCCAAAACAAATTATGATGGAGGAAATGATTGAACGACTTAAAACAGAACCAGACAGACAGTGGGCATATATCCAAAGCCAAAACGATGCTAGAAAACGTAACCTTTAAATACAATGCCTAGAACTTTGAAGTCCCTAAAGACACCTTTAAGATATCCTGGCGGAAAGAGTAGAGCACTTAGTAAACTCTTTCAATATATTCCTGATCTAAAAGGTTATACAGAATACAGAGAACCTTTTCTTGGTGGTGGTAGTGTAGCTTTGGAAATCGGTAAGAGATATCCTCACCTAGACATTTGGGTTAATGATCTCTATGAACCACTCTATAACTTCTGGAGAGTATTACAGGACAATGGTAATGAAATTAAGAACATCCTACTCCAACTTAAAGAAAGGCACCCTGACCCCAGTTCGGCAAAACATCTTTTCGATGATGCGAAGAAGTACCTTACCAAGGAACTTTCTGATAGCGAGGACATTCATCGTGCTGTGTCTTTTTATGTTGTCAATAAGTGCAGTTTTTCAGGTCTCACAGAAAGTAGTTCCTTCTCAAAACAAGCAAGTGAATCCAACTTCTCTGTCAATGGGATTGAAAAGTTAACTGGATATCAGGATCTAATTCAATCTTGGACAATTACTAATCTGTCTTATGAACAACTCCTTTGCGACAGCAAGCAAACCTTTATTTATCTCGATCCCCCTTATGAAATCGGATCTAACCTTTACGGTAAACGAGGAAATATGCACAAAGGATTCGACCACGACGCTTTTGCTTTTGCTTGTGATCGCTTTATCTCTCCTCAACTTATATCGTACAACTCGTCCCAGATAATTCGAGACCGCTTCAAGAAGGGGTGGACAGTTGCTGAATTTGCACACACTTACACCATGAGGAGCGTGGGGTGCTATAATACAGATCAGGCATCTCGCAAAGAACTCGTTTTATCTAATTATGAAATGTGAAGTTAAACTATTTAAAGCAGGCACTGTCTTTACAGAAGAAGTAATTGCCCGTGATTACCAAGATGCACGTAAGGTAGCTCTTGCTCGCAATCCTGGTTGTACTGTAGTGGGTGTCACTGCAACATTTAAATGATCTATGAAACAATTTTGGAAGATCTGGAAGTACGCTTTGGGATCATTCAATGATAGTACAACTAAAAAATATGATGATATTATATGCATCATCAGAACTATTATTTTTGCCCAGTTGGTAATTACCAACTTCTTTATTATTGCTGGAAACATAAGACACTGGAACGACAATGTACCAACTGAAAGACTATCTCTATTCAATCAACCAATCCAAGAAAAACATTCTTGATGATGATCGTGATGCTGAGAAAAAGTATCCTTCTTATATTATTAATAGATGCTTGTCTTCTTTCACTGATACTATTCTTTATGTTAATGAATTAAATAAGAATCCCCACCTGCCAAAGAAGTTGCAGTATGACTTTTTGCTAAATAGTGTGAAACCAAGGAAGCGTTTCTCTCCTTGGGCAAAGAAAGATTCTATTGATTATCTTGAGTTAGTAAAAGAGTATTATGGTTATAATGACGATAAAGCTCTACAAGCTCTTAGAATTCTCACCAAGGATCAATTAGATCATATTACAAATGCATTGAGCAAAGGTGGTAAACATGAGCGGTGAAGTTGAAATTCAATGGCGACAAACCGATATGGTTGAGGTTGTCTTGAATGAACCAGATGATTTTCTCAAGGTGAGAGAAACACTAACTAGGATTGGTGTTGCATCACGTAAAGAAAGAAAAATCTATCAGTCCTGTCATATCTTGCATAAGCAAGGAAGATATTTTATTGTACACTTTAAAGAATTATTTGCTCTTGATGGCAAGAATACAAATCTTTCTTTGAATGATGTACAACGTCGTAATAGAATTGTTCAACTCTTAGTTGACTGGGGACTGGTTAATATCTCTGTAGAAAGTAAAGAAAAAATTTCTGATTTAGCTCCTTTGAATCAGATTAAAGTTCTCTCCTTTAAGGAGAAAGGTGAATGGACGCTTGAGTCCAAATATAATATCGGTCGTAAGAAACAGGATGATTAATGTCCTAGACAACGCTGATTGTAAGATAAAAACAAAATATACAAATTTACATAGATGGAAATCATGGGAACCTCAGACACCGTTTGCTCCATCTTTTGATTTGCCTATATGGGTAGAAGATCTTAATCCTTTTTTTATTAAATCATTGATAGAAGATGTAGGGAAAGAAAAAATAGGTTCTTATCTTTCATCTTGGAGAAACTATAATATTTTTAAATGGGACTCACCATCAGTTACATTTTTGAAGTCATCCATAACTAGAGTATACAGTGAATACTTAAATTCTTTAGAGTATGATAAGGAGAGATTGGATGATTTGTGGATTCGAGGTTGGGCAGTAGTTTTAGAACCTGGAGAGGCAGTGCCAGTTCATTGTCACTCTTGGCACCAAAATACATTTATCAGTGGTACCTTAATGTTATCTGATAATAAAACTACTACTGATTTTTTTATACCACACTTAAGTAATTACTATGGTCCATGGAAGTGTGAAAATAAACCAGGAAGAATGGCTATGTTTCCTTCTTGGGTTATGCACAAAGTAGATTCATGTGATTCTCGTAGAGTTTCTATTGGTTTTGATATGTTTAGTTTTCATACTCTTGAATATATTTCAAACAATAGAATTGCTGGAGATGAACAACAAGAATGTATTTTGAAGTCAGTAAAATTGGTATAACCCGTATTCTTTAATTAGTGAAAACCGTTATTAAAACTTTAATGGTTATCGTTAAATAATAATGTGATGCCTAACGGGTCACAGTAAACAGTCGCTTATTAAAGGACAATGGTAAACAATTATGCATGGCAGCAACTTTCCCCATTCTCATTGGGACTCGATGAAACATTCCACAGACTTGAAACTCTTGCAGGAGCAGGAACAAGCTACCCTCCTTACAATGTCATTAATGGACCTAGTGGTAGAACCATATTGGAGGTCGCTCTTGCTGGATTTTCAGAAGGGGATCTAGCTGTAGAGACGGAAAGAAATGTCTTAACAGTAACAGCTAGAAAATCACCAGAAGAGAAAGAAAGAAATTACGCACATAAAGGAATTTCATATAGAACATTCTCACGCAACTGGCAGATGGGAGATGATGTGGAAGTCGAGACTGTGGAATTTAAAGATGGTCTCTTGACAATCACATTGAATAAGGAACTACCTGAAAAACAACAACGTAAAAAACATCTCTAAATAAATCACATCGTCGCCGCGAGGAGCACCTGGTAAAATCCAGGTTGACTCCTCCATTTTTTCGTGCTACAATAAATTTACACGCTTATAGCTATGGCAGTATCTATCGTTACATTAAAGACGGGAGAACGAATCATTACTGAGTTGAAAGAGATCTTTGATGAGGAAGGTGAAGACCGTAAAGGTGTTTGCCTCTTGATGGAAGAACCTTATATCTTAAACCTTGATGATGGCACCCCTCAATATCTAACTGAATCTCATGGTATGGAATACCAAGTTAGGTTCAGTAAATGGAATCCTTACACTCCAGATTGGCAATTTAAAATTCCATATGATTGTGTAATGACAATTAGCACTCCTGAACCAGGATTGCAAAATGCATATGAAAACAAAATTAAAGAAAAGAAAGAAAATGAATCCAAAACTGAAACTATTCAACCAGAGGTATTAAATGACTGAACAAACTGAACAACAAGTGAACGCCCCATTGAGGACGAATCATAATGTTCGTATTGTCACCTTAGCGAACGGAGATCATGTTCTTTGCATCTTCGGTGAAGTTCGTAATGAAGAAGATGAAAATAAAGTTATTGGATATCGTATGTTATATCCATACAAGCTAGCACTTGGTAATGGAAATGAAGATGGAACTATTCCTATTTCATATTCTCGTTGGTGTCCTTTCTCTCCAGTAGAAGAACATCGTCTTGGAGGAGAACATATTATTAGTGTTGTTTTCCCTGACAATAATATTCTTGATAATTTTGCGAGTAGACTTCGCGAAATTGGATTAACCGAAGAACAAATTTTCTATCCTGAGCAACAAAATGGAACTGAAGGCGAACCTAATCAAACTGCAGAATGAGTGGATCGTCACTCAGGTAGAATCAGTTGAGGGTGACACTTTACCAGGTGACCCTGACATATGGTTAGTTCAACCATATGTGGTAGACTGTGAAGGTCAACTAACCCCTTGGGCAACACACTCATCAGAGACTGAGTTTAATGTTCGGTCTTCTGATGTGACTATTGTGACTAATCCTAGCAAGGCAATCCTTGCTCGTTATCTTGAATCTCTTGAATGAAATTTTACACTAGTGTAGAGCAAGCAGGCAACCGTCTGCTTGTACGTGGTTATGAAAATGGCAATCGTTACAACGTGAGGGTTCCTTTCAACCCCACGATGTATTTGCCTAGTAAAAATTATTCAAAGTGGCGTACACTAGAAGGAAATTGTGTAGAACCTCATCAATTTGGTTCTATTAAAGAAGCTAGAGAGTTTATAAAACAATACAAAGAAGTACCTGATTTTGAGATCTATGGAAACAGTAGATTTTTATATCAGTATATTGCAGAACAACATCCAGAAGAAGAACTTAAGTTTGATGCTAGTAAGATCCGTGTTTTCACAATTGACATTGAAACCGCAGCAGAAAACGGTTTCCCTGATATCGAAACAGCAGATCAGGAGATCCTTGCCATTTCAATCAAAGATAGTTTCACTGGTAGGATTGTTGTGTTCGGGGCACGTCCATTCAATAATAAAGACCCCATGGTGGACTA